TGTGCTTACGCATGGCATCAGGACCATCATTATCCACAACATCACCTCGCCAAAATTCAAGGCGACAGTGTTCAGCATTTCAAACCTCCCCGCGAGGTGGGGTACTCGCATCGGTTACTTGAAGACTGCTGCTGAGCAGGTTGTCGATGATGCAAGGGACCATGACGGTAGCATTGAATTGGCGATTAACGCCTACAAGGCTGGCCAAAAAAAACCTCAGGTCGCCGGAAAGACTTTACTTAAAGACTTGAAGGCAGCGTGGAAGGCTTGCCCCAGGGCACAGCGCGCGGAGTTCGTCGCCGAGATGGCGGAAGAGATTATCGTTCACCTTAAGTCGCGCGGCCAAATATGACCCAGAGAAAAAATTTTTTGATTTTTTTTCCGAAACTAGTTGCCGAAAAAATTAGGGCGAATAGGCCATGATGAAAAAAGAATGGTTCTCCGCGAGCGAATTAGCGGCTGAGGCGCTGCCTTTGATATCTAAATCGAAAGTGAAAATTGAACGAAGCCTGAAGTTGTACCGGAGCGAAATCTGTTTGGCTCGCGTTCGCGCGGGATGTGACTATTTGGAATATAGCTATCGCTGTCTGCCATTCGATGCGCGAGCTGTGATCGTCGAACGATACTCTGAGACGCTGATACCTTGCCCGCATCCGACAAATGCAGCGTGGATTCGGTTTAAATCGCTCCCAGAAGTGCAGCAAAACGAAGCTTTTCGGCGCTTTCAAATAATCACTTTTTTTTCGGATTTGGCAAACTTGCGTTGTGATGGCGAGAGTGTGCGTTTTGTTTGCAACCGATACAAAATTTCTGCATCCAGTCTTTATCGGTGGCTCGATCAGTTGAGAGGGGTAAGCCGGCCCGATTTTCTACCCTATCTAGAATGTAGGTCGAAGCAAAAACGGTTGGTTCCGCTCAACCGGCTAGAGGCGGAAAATCTAAACGTTTTTTCAAAAAAATATCTATTGCCTGTTTGGGTTTTAGAAAAAGACCTTATGGCGCTTGGTTTTTTGGCTGTGTCCGCCGTGATTTGGGTGCCCGTTTTGATCCGGTGGGTGTGGTGAACGGCGAAGAGCTCGACCGGCAGCTGGGGCAGTTTTCGTACCAGCCGACGCGGGACGCGCAGATTTTGGGGCGGGTGATCAAGCTTGGCATTCATCGGCCGGTGCAGAACCCGCGCGGGGAATATCAGCTCGAGGACGATATCTGCCAGATGATCGATAACCTGGCTGAACGGCTGAAAGCGCGGCGGGTGCAGGCAGACCGGTTGGCCGCCGCGTGCAAGCCCGAGCTGCGGATGCCGGGGATGGGCGAGGGGTGAAAAAAGCCTGGTTCACATGTACCGAGCTGGCAAACGAGCGCCTTCCAGAGCTGCCCTCGACGAGCAGGAATATTGATAACCGCGCCATCCGCGAAAAATGGCGAGACGGACCTTTGGCGCGCAAGCGCGCCGCGCGAGCTGCGCCCTGGGAATACCATGTCTCGCTGCTGCCTGAGGCCGCGCAGGCGGCTTTGGCGATGCGGTACGCGGCGAAGGCCGAGGCGAAAGTTCAGAAGCGTATTGCTCGCTTTGAGGACCATGCTGAGGGCGTGCTGGGGGCGACGGCGTGGGGATGGTTTGAGGCGCTGCCGGAGACGCTGAAGGCGCGCGCGCGGGAGCGGCTGGCGGCTTTGGTGGCCGTGGAGAGCCTGGCGCGGCGCGCGGGGCGCGGGGCGGCGATGCGGGTGGTGGCGGAAGAGCGCGGCGTGAGCCTGGCCACGCTGCATAACTGGGTGGATTTGACGCGCGGTGTGGCGCGGGCGGACTGGCTGCCCGCGCTGGCGCCGGCGCCGCGCGGCGGCGGCGGGCGCGAGACCGAGGTGGATGAGCGGTTCTGGACCGCGTTTGCCGCGGATTACCTGCGGCTCTCCGAACCATCGCTGCGCTCAGCGTATCGGCGGACATGCGACATTGCGGCGGCGCAAGGCTGGGCCGTGCCGGCCCACAAGAAGATTGAGCGGATGGTGAAGGCGCTGCCGCCCGCGATGGTGGTGTTGGCGCGCAAGGGCCGCGACGCCGCCAAACGGCTGTTCCCCGCCCAGGAGCGCGACCGCAGCGGGTTTGCCGCGATGGAGGCGGTGAACGTGGACGGGCATAAATGGGACGTGTTCTGCCGCTACCCGGATGGCAGTGTTGCGAGACCGCTTATGGTGGCCTTCCAGGACCTTTATTCCGGCATGTTCCTGGCCTGGCGCATGGCACGCAGCGAAAACAAGGATGTCGTGCGCCTGTGCCTGGGCGACATGATTAAAACCTACGGCATACCGAGCGATTGTTATTTGGATAACGGGCGGGCCTTTGCCAGCAAATGGCTGACCGGCGGCACGCCGAACCGGTACCGGTTTACGAAGAAGGACGATGACCCGGACGGTATCCTCACACAGCTCGGCGTGCGGATACACTGGACGACACCCTATGCGGGGCAGAGCAAACCGATTGAGCGCGGATTTAGGGATTTTGCGCAGGATATCGCCAAGCACCCGGCTTTTGAGGGCGCCTATACCGGCAATAGCCCGGATGCGAAGCCCGAGAATTACGGCAGCCGCGCCATACCAATCGATGAATTCACGCGGATCGTTAACGAAGAGATTTTGAAGCACAATGCGCGGCCAGGCCGCGAGAGCCGGGTGTGCGGTGGCAAACTCTCGTTCTTGCACGCGTTTGAAGCCTCCTACGCGCAGGCGCCGGTGCGGATGGCGAGCGAAGAGCAGCTGCGGATGTTCCTGCTAATGGCCGAGGGCGTGCGGCCGCGGCAGGTTGATGGCTCGATCGTGCTCATGGGCAACAGGTACTGGCACCAGGAGCTGCTTCGCTACCGCGGCAAGAGGCTGACGGTGCGGTTTGACCCCGAGAATGTGCAGCAGGACCTGACAGTGCACCGGCAGGACGGCACATTAATTTGTGTGGCCGAGCTGATTGAGGCGGTGGGCTTTGCCGATGTGACGGCGGCCCGGGCGCATGCGGCGGCGCGCAACGCTTATTTGCGCGCGACGCGCGAGCGGCTGGAGGCCGAGCGCAAAATGTCGCTCGCACAGCTCGCGGCGTTGCAGCCGAAAGGTGCGGATTACACGCCGCCGGAGGCGCGCGTGGTGCGGCCGATGTTTGGCCAGAGCAAGGGCAATTTGGCGCTGAAACCGCAGGCGGAGAGCACAGCCGATGAGGAGGCGTTTGACCTGAATTTCTTCCGGGGCTTGCGGATTGTGAAGGGCGGCTCCGACGACTGAGTGCGTAGAGACTGAAACATCCATCAACGAAAGAGGCAGAAAAATGCTTGATGATTTGCACGAGATACCTCCCGAAATGGCGCCGGAAAATATGCCTGAGGATTTGGAGGCGCTGCCGCCGGAGGCGTTGCGCACCCGGGTGCGTGATTACGTGTCGCAAAATTCCACCAGTTATAAAGCGGTGGCGACCTTGGTGGGCAGTGCCGAAAGCACGTTCACGGCTTGGGTGGCGAATAAATACAAGGGCGACAACGAAGGCGTTGAGAACAAGGTGCGGCGCTGGCTACGCAATGAGCAGGCGGTACGCGCGCATCAAAGCCTGTTGCCCAGCCAGCTCGGTTTTGTGCGAACGCCGACAGCGATGAAATTTATTTCCACGCTGGAATATGCACAGGCGATGCCCGAGGTGGTGGTGATTTCCGCCGTGGCCGGTGTTGGCAAAACCTCGTCGCTTAAGCACTACCAGGCGACGCGCTCGAATGTGCATTTGCTGACGAGCGAACCATCTCTCTCATCGCATTCCAAAATGATGGAGTATTTGCGGGAGATTTTGGGGATACCGGAGACGGCGCGCCACCAAGTCTCGCGCGCGGTGGCGGCGAAGCTCGCGGATACCAAGGCGCTGCTGATTTTTGATGAGGCGCAGCATATGGCGCCAAAATGCCTTGACCAGATACGCTCGGTGTTTGACCGGGCGGGGGTTGGCATTGCGCTGGTGGGCAATGAAGAGGTGTGGGGGCGCATCCATAGTGGCGGCCGGAAAAACGGCTCTTCCCAGCTTTATAGCCGGGTTGGGATGCAGGTGACCGTGATGGCGCCGACGCCGAAGGATATTGAGGCGATGCTCGATGCCGCCGGCATCGTGGATAAGAAATGCCGGGCATTGCTGATGACGATTGGGATGAAGCCTGGCGCCTTGCGGGGGATGACGAAGACTTTGCAGGCCGCACATCTGGCCGCGGCCGGGGGCGGCCAGGATTTGGACGAGCGGCATATCACGATCGCCTGGAACCGGCGCATGGGCCAGAGGGAGAGCGCGCTGTGAACGGCGTGGCGGTCACCGACCCGGCAGATGCGGAGCTGCTGGCGGCTTTGAAGCGCACGGCCGAACGCGCCGCTGCGCTGGAGGCGCAGGTTGCGGCGCAGCAAATGACGATCGACACGCTCTACAGCGTGGTGGTGAGCCTGGATGATTTCCGCGCGAAATTGCGGCTGCCGTTTGTGTCTTACCGGATTTTGCTGGCGCTGATCCGGCGCTCACCGGCGGTGGTTGCCCAGGAGGAATTGTTCAGATGCGTGTGGGGCGAGACCCTTATTCTCAGCGAGAATTTGCTGCGCGTGCATATGAAGCGGCTGCGCGATGTTTTGGCGATGCATGGCGTGGAGATCGAGACGATACACTTCGTGGGCTACAGGCTCGCGCCCGAGGCGCTGCAGCGGCTGAAGCAGCTGGGCTTTGGTGCGCGCGGCGGCGTGGCGCCATGAAGGCCGGCAATGATGATGGGGCCGCGCCTAACAAGGTGGCGGCGATGCGGGCGCTGATTGCCTGGGCGGATTCGAAGGAAACTGTGGCGGCGTTGGAGGCGATTGAGCTGCTGAGCCTGACTGACGCCGATATCGAGGCGCTGTTCCGCCGGCATTTCCAGGTGGTGCGGATCCCGCATTTGGGCCGGGTTCGGTGAGCGGCGCATCGCCATGCCCGGTTTGCCGCGACAGCCGCGTGGTGATGACGGGGATGGCGATGCCGCACGCGTTTGATGCCTGCCCGCGCTGCACGCATCTGGCAGAAATGGAATGGCTTGCGAAACAAGAGATTGCACAACCGGCGATAATGCCAAACTCTAACGAAAGGGAAACAGGCTATGACGAAACAAAAAACCCAAAGATTTCTAAAAAACCCCGCGCAGCCGGGCAGCGTGCCGCAGACCGCCGACGCGGCCGCCGCGGCGATTGCCGAGATTGGGACGTGCCAGCGGGCGCGCCAAGTGCTCGAGGCCGAGATGAACGAGCAGATTGCCAAGATTAAGGAGGATTTTGAGACGCGGGCGAAGCCGCATAACGAGCGGATTACCACGCTGCGTGACGGCGTGCAGATTTATTGCGAGGCGAACCGGGTAGCACTGACGAAGGATGGCAAGGTGAAGTTTGCCAGCTTCACCACCGGTGAGGTGCGCTGGCGGATGACGCCGCCCAAGGTGAGCGTGAAGGCGGTTGAAGAGACGATTAAACTGCTCGTCTCGAAGTCGCTGTCGGCGTTCCTCCGTACCAAGACGGAGATCAACAAGGAGGCGATCCTCGCGGATGGTGAGGCGGCGGCGAAATTGAAGCGCGCCGGGATTGCCGGGATTACGATTTCCCAGGGTGAGGAATTCGTGATCGAGCCGTTTGAAACCAAGCTCGAAGAGGTGGTGTGATGGCACCGCACAGGAATGGCTGGCGGATGGCGATGCCGCTGATAAACCCGCGTGCGCGGGTGCTGGAGACGCAACGCAGGCTGGCGCGATTGATGCTGATCATGCGCTGGGTTTTGGCAAGTTTGCTGGTTTTTATTGCGGTTCTTAGTGGCGCGTTAGGGTGCGGATTTTACAGTTTGGTGGTGGCGGGATTTGCCGCGACCGGCGCGCTGATGGTGCTGACCATGGGAGGAAAAGATGCCCTTTGAAAATTTGATGCCGTATGGTTTTGTCAAGCCTGGCGTACGAAGCGCCGTAGTTATCAGCGCCGTTATTTTGCCGCCGGTGCGTGGCATGGGAAAAAAGGGCAGCCGGACAGTTTTGACTTTCCGCACCGGGTTTATGGAAAAGAAACCGGCATTCCTGAAATTTAACGCCAAGGTGACGGCGCAGTTCGGCACGGGTGTTGATGCGGGGTATCTGCGCCTCATTGCCGGCAGCATTTCAGTTATCAAATACGCTGGCGGAGGCCAGAGCACCGAGGGCGGCGAGCGTGCGCTTTGCTTGATGCTGGCGCCGCTGCCCTGGTTGCCGCTGGGCAATTATAGGCGGAGCCCCTGCGAGTTTGTTGTTAACGACGATGGCAGCATGATCATCGACTTGCCGGATTGGGCGATCCCGAAGGCCAGCGCGAACGCTGTACCGGCCGCACAGGCAGGCGCGCCGAACGGTCCTTACAAAATGGGCGCGCCGTCGCATGTCGAGGTGCTCAAGGGGCGTGGAGTGCCGGGAGCATGAGCGCCGTCGCCGATCTTTTTCCTGATGCACCGCGTCGGGCGCCGATCAAGCGCATGCATGTGGCTGACGCAGGGAGCGAAGCGATCAGTTTTGAGTGCCACCGGTGCGGACACAAAACCGGTTGGCTGCTGTGGAACCAGCGGGAGCTGACGGTGACGCAAGCCAGGCGCGGCGTGGCGTGCCCTACGTGCAACCGTGATGCGGAGGTAACGCCATGAACGCGATGAATGACATGATCAGGGATATGACTGTCAGGCCGCCGCGTTGCGGTGTTTGCGATCGGGACGTTGATTTTATCAGCCGGCGATTCGACTTGCAGGCGGAGAGTTTTATTATCCGGATCACGTGCCACGGTGATTCGCTGGAGCAAAGCTTTCCCCTCGACCAACTGGAAGACGGCGTGAAGCTCTTGGGCTTTGCTACGGTATTCCAACCTCCAGCTTCTTTGGTGTCGCCATGACCGTGCAGCCGGAGCGGCGGGGGCGGTTGGCGAAGATCCACATCGCAGTGAAAGCACTCGCGATGGTGGATGATAGCTATCGCGCGTTGTTGATGCGGGTGACCGGCAAGAGCAGCTCGAAGGATTGCACGGACGAGCAGCTCGACGCCGTGATCGCGGAGTTCAAGCGGCTGGGGTTTGTGGAGGAGAAACGGCCGCAGCGGCCGCGCTCCGACAAGGCCTATGTGCGGATGATTTACGGCATTTGGGGGGATTTGAAGCCCTATGTTGCCAACCACTCGCACCGCGCGCTGCAGACTTTTGTGCGGCGCCAGGCGCAGGTGGACGCGCCGGAGTTTTTGTCCCCCGAGGGGGCAAATTTGGTGATTGAGGGGCTGAAGGCCTGGCTGGAGCGCGAGCAGGGCAAGCGCAGCGCGGCCGCGCGGGCGGCGGCCAAGCAGGTGACCAAGATGCGGCGCAAGCCGGCGGGAGTGAAGTCGGGAAGATGAGCGAGCTCAGCTTCCTGCTCGAGACTTTGGGCGAAGACCTCACCTTGAAAATGGTGGAGGCCTTTGGCGGCACGCGCTGCCATGTGCCGGAAGAAAAAATTGAGACGCATAGGCTGCGCGAGGTGCTAGGCGATGCAGGGTTTGCGCTGTTGCGCAAACACGCGGCGGGCGACCAAATTAAGGTGCCGCTCGCAAAACGCTGGCGGCTTGAGGTTTACGCGAAACGCGGGCTACAAACAGCCGAGATCGCGCGCCGGGTGGGATACGATGAGCGCTCCGTTGCCAGGATTCGCAACGGAAATGGCAATATGAGCGCGCAGCTGAGCTTGTTGCTGGATAACCGCTCTAGCTGACATATGTCAGCGTGCGGAGGATGGCGCGCGAGGCCAAGGTGCCGCCATGAGCGACGCACCGAGCACAAATTTTCTGACATGTTTTGCCTTCACGCTCGCCGCTGAGGGCGGCTATACGGCCAACCCGGCTGACAAGGGGAATTGGACCGGCGGGGCGGTGAACGCGGGCGAGCTGCGCGGCACCAAATACGGCATCAGCGCCGCGGCGTACCCGGAGATTGATATCGCGAACCTTACCGAGGCGGACGCACAGGCGATCTACCAGCGCGATTATTGGGCGCCGATGCAGTGCGACGCCATGACACTGCCGGTGGCGATGGTGGCGTTCGACATGGCGGTGAATGGCGACGTGCGGACATCCACCGAGCTGCTGCAGGCGGCGGCCGGCGTGGCCCAGGACGGCAAGATGGGGCCGGAGACACTGGCGGCGCTGAACGCGGGCGACCCTTTGGTGGTGGCGCGCGAGGCGCTGGCCAGGCGCGTGATGTTCTACGCCGCGCTGCCGATATTCCCGAAATTCGGGCTGGGCTGGGTGCGGCGGGTTGTGCTGCTGGCGGGGAGCCTGGGCTGATGAACGCCACCGAGCTTGCGACGATTGGGTTTTATTCGCTGTATTGCGGGATTTTGTGGCGGCTGCGGGGCGGGGCGTTTGCCAGCCTGAGCGGCATAAACATCGGCACGCAATGGACGCGGGTGGCGTGCGGGCTGCTGATGGCGGGGCCGCTCTGGCTGGTGATCGGCTGGCCGGCGCTGATGCTGGCGGTGGCGATAACGCTGGGGCTGATGATTACCGGCTGGGAAGAATTCCAGGGCATGGGCACCGAGAGCGGCACGCTGCTGACGGAGAAGCCCGGTTATTGGATGCGCTGGCTACCGCGCGCCCTGGGTGCCAAGCCCGGCACGATCCCCTACGACATGCTGGGGATGATGCAGGCCGGCATGTTGTGCATGGCGCCGACGGCGCTGGTGGCCTGGGCGCTGGTAAACTGGGGTGCCGCGCCTGGCATGCTGATGGCGGGCGCTGAATTCGCCGTGGCGTATTTGCTGGCCCGGATGGATTTGCCCGGGATCCCCGAATTCGCGAAGGGGCAGGAGTGGGGCGAGGTGTTCACCGGCGTGCTGATCGGCGCGGCGCTGGGTGGGCTGTTCTTCAATGGCGCCGGATGGAGTTTCACATGAGCGGTACGATTAAAGGTGCGGGTTCGGTCCTGACCAATGCGGTTGATGAGGAGATCGGGTTTTTCGAGAGCCACCCGAAGGCGATTGCGATTGGCGCGGCGGTGGCCGGCGCGATCCTGACGTTTTTGGTGATGCACTTCCTGTAAGCCGAAAGGACGCTGCCTGATGCGTCTGCCTACGGCTCTGCCGCAATTGATCGAGGGCGATGACGGTAAGCTCGATGAGCAGGCCGTGCTCTCGATCTTTTTGGGGGTGACGCTGGGCGGGCTCGAGATTTTTAACGTGGTGTGGCGGGGCCAGGCGTTTGACCCGATGGGGTTTGCCGGGGCCTGCGCGGAGTTCATGGGGGCTTCGCTCGGCGCGCTGACGCTGCGCTCACGTTTTGCAAGAGGGGTTAACAATGCCGGCGTTCCTGACCAGCCTAATCAGTAATATCGGGCCGTATGTGGCGGCGCTGGTGATTGGCCTCGGCTCCGGATTTTATGCCGGCTACCATTGGTGCCTGCCGCAGGTGGAGAGCGCGCGGCTGGCGTTGAGCCAGCAGCAGGCGAATGACGCGAAGGTGACCGCGCAGTGGAATGCGCAGGCGGCGGCTTATGAATCCGAGATATCGCAGCTCAGCGACGCGCAGCTGACGGCGCGGGATGATAAGCGCCAGGCGGCAAGCGCGGCCGGGACGGCGCAGGAGCAGGCGCTGAGCGTGCAGGCGGGCAAGCCCGGCCAGGACGGGCCGAGTGCCGCGGTGCTGCTGAGCGAGCGGGCGAATTTGCAACAGATGATTTCAGGGGGCGGGCAATGACACCGAGCATTGGGCGGATTGTGCGTTACTACCAGGGCGATTTTGAGGCGATGGGCAAACAACACCCTGCGGAAAGCTGGGAGGAATATTACCAGCGCGGGCGGACGCATGGCGTGCATGCGCGCGGCACCAATGGCAGCCGGTACCACCCGGCGATCATCACCCAGGTGCATTCCGAGACCTGCGTGAACCTGACGGTATTTTTTGCCGATGGCACGACTGAGGCGAGAAGCTCTGCCGTGTTCCTCGACGACGCGGTGTTTGCCGAAGGCATGCGTTGCGTGAATTCGGGCTGGCGCTGGCCGGAGATTGTGCCGTGAAGCGGCGGCTGGCCGTGGCGGGGGCGTTGCTGCTGGCGGGGCTGGCCCCGGCCTGCGCCGCGCTGGCGGGGCTGGTGCTGCTGAGCGGGTGCGCTGCCGCGCCGGCGCCGCAGGTTGAGACGCGGATCCAGGTGGAACGCGTGACGCTGCCGGCGGGGCTGCTGGCCTGCGAGAGCGAGCCCAGCCTTGGCGACTGGACGATGCAGAGCGGCGTTGCGGATTACGTGGTGCGGCTGCACGAGGCCTATGCCGATTGCAGCAACACGGTGAGCGCGATCGCGCAGATTGAGACGAGCGCGCCGCCGGCGCCGAGCGGCCCGGCGGCGGCGAAGTAGGGCCGGCATGGATGCACAGGATTGGCAAGCCGCGGCGGAGGTTCTGGGGGTTCTGCTCGTGGTGCTCAACATGCTGGGCGGGCTGTTTATCTACCGCATGCAGGCGAATTTCGTGACGCGGGCGGAGCATTCGGCCGACCAGAAACACGTGGGCGGGCGGCTGGATGAGGCCGAGGATAAGATCGGCCAGATCGACAAGCAGATTGCCGGGTTGTTTACCAACGAAAAGGCGCAGCTACTGTATGAAAAAATGAGCGCTGTGCAGGCGCAAAGTGCGGCATTGCTGGGCCAGATGCCGGCGCTGGAAAGGGCGATAAGCGCGCTCTCTCACCAGACGAATTTGCTGATCGAGAGCGGGCTGCGGCAGAGCAAGGGGGCTGGCAAGTGAGTATAATTCGGAACGTGAAAGGCGGCTGCCAGATTTTCTGGTGCCCCGGCTGCAAAGAGGAGCGGCCATGAGCCTCGCGGATGTGCTGGCGGAGGACAGGCGGTTGATTGTTTTGCGGGCGCTCGATGAGGGCGACATGCATGCCAATGAGACCGTGCTGAAACAGATGGTGGTGGCGCTCGGCCATGCGCCGTCGCGCGAGATGATCCGGGGGGATTTGACGTTTCTGGCGGAAAACCGGCTGATCCGGCTCGACAAGGCAACCGTGCAGACCGGCGAGCTGTGGATTGCGCATCTGACCGCCGACGGCCAGGACGTGGCGCGCGGGCGCAGCTACCCCGGCGTGGCGCGGCGTGAGCCCGGCTGATGGGGCGGCCATCCAGCATCGATAGGCTGCCCGCCGAAATCCGCGCGGAGATCGGCCGGCTGCGGGGCGAGGGCCATACGATCGACCAGATATTGGCACATCTGGCCGATATGCGCAGCCAGGTGCTGGTGAGCCGCTCCGCGATGGGGCGGCATTTGAAGGGGTTTGACAGGCTTGCGGAAAAACTCCGGCATTCCCGCGTGGTGGCGGAGGCGCTGGTGCGCGAGCTGGGCGATGCGCCGGAGAGCAAGACGGCGCGGCTGAATATCGAGCTGTTGCACGGGACGATCAATGACCTGTTCATCAACGCGCTGGATGAAAGCGGGAATGGCGATTTGGCGGCGACGGCCGCCGAGGCGCTGAAGGGCGACCCGGAGGGCGTGATGATGCTGGCGAAGGCGCTGGACCATCTGGGCCGGGCCAGCAAGAGCAATGTGGATTTTCTGGTGGCGGCGGAGAAGCGCGCCCGGGAGAAGGCGCAGGCCGAGAGCTTTAAGGCGGTGGAAGAGGTGGCGAAAACGGCCGGGCTCTCCCGCGATACGGTGGAGACCATTAAAGCCAAGATTTTTGGGGTGGGGGCATGACAGCACCGAACTGGACGGCGGCCGAGATAACCAGGCTGAGGTTTTTATGGGCGTGGCGCGGGAAAAACGGTGAGCGTTATTCATCGGGGCAGATTGCGCAGCTGATGAACAAGACGAAAAACGCGATCTCCGGCCAAGCGCATAGGCTCGGGCTGGAGGCGCGGGAATCGCCGATCAAAAGGGGGGGACAGCGGAAAGCCGCGCCGCCGAAGCGCGTAAGTAAGGCAGCGACATTGCCGAAGCTCAATTTTGGCGATGAGCATTTGGAGATTGCGGCGATGCCTGTGCCGGTTGGCGCGGAGGCTAGCCACAAAGGCGATAAGCGCCCTGCCCGGCTGATTAAGGAAGCCGACGAGGCGCTGCGGCTGGTGGATGAGCCCCTGCCGCCAGCGCCTGTGGTGCTGCGGCCGCGGCGGTGCGAGCCGTGCTGCTGGCCGATCGGCGAGCCGGGGCGTGCGAGCTTTCGTTACTGCGATGCCGAGAGCCTGCCGGGGCGGGCTTATTGCGCAAGCCACGATGCGATTGCGTTTGTGCGCGGGCCGCGTGGCGGTGAAGTGGCGGCGTGAGCATGAAGCGAAAGATCAAAGAATTTTTTGCTACTTTTTTTCAAAAAAAAGCGGCGCTGGATTTTTGCGCGCTGGCGGATGCTTGCCTGCACGCGGAGGATGACGGGTTTGAGGCCTATGTGGCTGGCAAACGATTTATCGATAATCCGCACCCGGCGGCGAGCGCGCTGGCACGCGCCTGGGCGGATGGGATGGAAGAGGCGCGGATTTATCACGGCCATCCGGTGGGCACGAAGTGAGCGAGATGCTCGACATGGCGCGCGATGAGCTGCCGGCGGTATTTTTGGGGTACCAGCAGCGGCTGATGACCGGCGTTTCGCACCATTCCGTGGTGGTGTGGGAGAAGAGCCGGCGTACCGGGTTTTCCTGGGCGATTGCGGCCGAGGCGGTGTTGACGGCTTCCGCCACCAAGGAATCGGGCGGGATGGATGTGTTCTATCTGGGCTACAACCTCGAGATGGCGCGCGAGTTTATCGACTATGTGGGGGAGTGGGCGATCTCGATCTCGGGTGCTGCCATCGAGCTCGAGGAGGAAATTTTCCACGACCCGGAGAGGCCTGAAAAGGACATTAAGGCGTTCCGCGTGACGTTTGCGAGCGGGTTTAAGGTGCTGGCGCTGCCATCTGTCCCGCGCTCTCTGCGCGGCATGCAGGGGCTCGTGATCATCGATGAGGCGGCGTTCCATGATGATTTGCCGGGCGTGCTGAAGGCCGCGTTCGCGCTGCTGATTTGGGGCGGCAAGGTGGTGGTGCTGAGCACGCATGACGGGGAAGCCAACCCGTTCAACCAGCTGGTGCAGGATATCCGCGCGGGCAGGCTGCCGTATTATTTGGGGCGCACCACGTTTGATGAGGCGCTGGCGGATGGGCTTTATCAACGCGTTTGCCTGACGCTCGGCAAGCAATGGTCCGCCGAGCTGGAGCTGACCTGGCGCGAAGAGATCATCGCGATTTACGGCGCGAATGCGGATGAGGAATTGTTCGTGATCCCGGCCCAGGGCTCGGGCGCGTATCTCTCCGGTGCCGTGATTGAGAAATGCATGCGCGATGATATCCCTGTGATCCGGCTGGAGCTGCCGGAGAGTTTCAAGCTGATGGCGGAGCATTTGCGCGTTGCGGAGATGTGGGATTTTTGTGAGCGCGCGCTCAAGCCCGTGCTCGAGACGCTGGATGCGAAATGCCCGCATGTGTTCGGGCAGGATTTTGGGCGCAAGCGCGACCTCTCGGTGTTTTGGCCGGCGGCTATCACGAAGGATTTGACGCTGCGGACGCCGTTTGTGCTGGAGATGCGCAACGTGCCGTATGAGGCACAGCGGCAGATATTGTTCTACGTGGTGGACCGGCTGCCGATGTTCCGCGCGGGCAAGTTCGATGCGACGGGCAATGGCGGGTATTTGGCCGAGGTGGCGATGCAGCGCTACGGCGAGCGGATTGAGCCCGTGATGCTGAACGAGCCCTGGTACCGCGACAACATGCCGCGCTGGAAGGCGCAGTTTGAAGACGGGCTGATGATTATCCCGCGCGACCGGGAGATTTTGGATGACCACCGGCTGGTGAAGCTGATCCGCGGTGTGGGGCGGGTGCCCGATGAGCGCACCGGCGAGAAGGATAAAAAGCGGCACGGGGATAGCGCGATTGCGAGCGCGCTGTGCGTGGCGGCGAGCCGGGCCGAGCCGGAGGTTTATGGCTATGAACCGGTGAAGCGCGGCGGCGTGGCACTGACCGGCGGCGGCGGGCAGCGGGATTTTTACATGACGGCCGAGGAAGACAAGGCGCGTGATGATGATGAGCGGCGCGAGGATGGCTGGATGCCGGCACTGCGCAGGGGGATGTTCTAATGGCGTACCCGCACCCGGAACGCGCCGATGATGATGACCAGGCGCGGATGGAGAAGGCCGTGGTGGACGCGCTCGCCATTGCGGTGACCAGGCTGAAGGCGGTGAGCATGGCGATGGGCGGGGCGGATGCGCGGTTTATCCGCAACATGGATTTGACGCTCTGCACGCTGCGGAAAATGCCGGAGCAGGGCCAAGTGCAAAAGATTAAGGAGCTGGCGTGGAAATACCGGCGGATGATCCCGGCCGGGATCGCGCCGAAGCTGCCGCCTGGTGACCCGATTGTGCGCGAGATGGAGGCGAACCGATGATTGATGCGGAGAAAAAAGCGAGGGTTTTTCGGCGTGCTGAAATCGTCTTGGCGTTGATTAGTGCGTTAAGCCAGCGCGCGTACAGGGCTGATACGGATGATGGGTACGTGCAGGAGCTCTTGGACGACATACCAAGCACTGAAAAGGAAAGTTACCTCGCGATGTCCGGTGCGATCGATAAGTTCATCAGGGCGGGTCTGGCGTGATGCAGAAACCGCTTGCCGAGATGAGTTTTACCGAGCTGCAGGCCGAGCTTGTGGCGGCGACGGCGCAGCGCCAGGCGGCGGAATACCAGGAGGGCCTGGCGGCCTGGAATGACGCCGTGACGGCGGCGCAGAGGCGACTGGCCGAGGTGAACGCGGCGATCGACGCGAAGCTGGCGGCCTGCGGCAGCGCTGGGGGATGAGATGGCGAATGATTTGAGCGGGATTATCGACCAGGACGGCAAGCCGATTACGCGGGCGCAGATTGCGCAGCTGCGCGAGCCGATTGCCGCCCCCAGCAGCTATTCCGCCAGGCCGCCTTTTGCCGGGCACCTCGCATTCGGGATCGACCCCGGGCGGCTGGGCGCGCTGATACGGGGTGCCGATAATTTCAACACGCGGGACTGGTTTATCCTGTGCGAGGAGATCGAGGAATTATTCCCGCATTACGCGGCGGTTTTGGGCAAGCGCAAGCGCCAGGTGAGCCTGCTGCCGGTGACGGTGGAAAAAGCCCCGGACGTGAAGGATGGCCAGAAACACGCGGATTTTGTGACCGAATGGCTGAACACCGAGGTGCTGCAGCGCGTGACGTTTGATGTGCTGGACGCGGTTGGGAAAAGCTACTCGGTGAACGAGATTATGTGGGAGACCAAGCCCGGCCGGGTTTGGCCCGCGGAGATTATCTGGCGCCACCAGCGGGATTTTGAGGTGAGCTGGGAAGATGGCGAGGCGATATGGCTGCGGGATAATGCGGGGTTCACGCCGCTCGCCAAGCACAAGTTTTTGCTGCACGCGCATAAGAGCAAATCCGGCGGGGCGGCGCGCAGCGGGCTGACGCGGATGGTGGCCTGGATGTGGATGTATTCCATGTTCACATTGAAAGACTGGGCGCTGTTTGTGCAGGGCTACGGGCTGCCGGTGCGCCTTGGGCGGTACGGGCCCGAAGCCTCGGACGAGGATAAGCGCGTGCTGTTCCGGGCTGTGCGCTCGATCGGCGGGGATCTTGCCGCCACGATCCCGAAATCCATGGAGATGGAGTTTGTGGAGGCGAAGGCCGCGACCGAAGGAGCCAAATTGTTCAGCGAGCGGGCGAACTGGCTGAACTACGAGGTCAGCAAGCTGGTGCTGGGCGGGACGGCCGGGACGGACGCGATCGCCGGCGGGCATGCGGTGGGCCAGGAACACCGCTCCGCCGAGCAGGACGTGGAGAAATTCGACGCGCGGCTGCTGGCGGGATCTGTCAACCGGCAGATTGTGCCGGCGATGATCGCGTTTACCTTCGGGCCGCAAGAGTCCTATCCACGCATCGTGATCGGCCAGGAGGAGATGGCGCCGATATCCGATGTAATTGCGGCGGTGGCGGATTTGGCGCCGCTGGGGTTCAGAGTGAAGGCCGCCAATGTGCGCGACAGGCTGCAGCTGGAGAAGCCGGAGCCAGGTGACGAGGTGATCGAGCTGGGGCCGGCGGCGGCGCCTGGTGCGAAGCTCGATGCGAACGGTGACCCGATTGTGGCCGATGACGTGAAGATAAAGGCGAACCCGCACCCGGAGATCAACCCGAACTCCGATGCGCGCGCGCTGATGAGCAACCAGGCGCGGCTGTTCGGCCGGTTGATTGCGCAGAACACGCCGCAGGCGGCGCCGATTATGGACGCGCTCTCCGCCAGGTTGGAGCGCGAGGCCGGCGTGGCGCTGGGCGGCATGACCGCGCAGGTGCGGCAATGTTTTGAAGAGGCGCGCGATATGGCCGATTTGCGCGACCGGCTGCACGGGCTGAAGCTGGATGACGCGGCGTTTGCCAATGCGATGATGCAGGGCCTGGCGCTGGCGAATTTGGCGGGCCAGGCGGCGCTGCTGGATGAGATTGCGCCGCATGCGCGGGGTGGGGCGTGAGCGATTTAAAACAGCCATTGAGCGGTGATGACGCGCGCGGGCCGTTTTTGTTTGCGGTGAATACCAAAGAATTTCCGGGCAAGATGAAGCTGACTTTTTTGCGGTTTGAGACGCAGGTGGTGGATGCCTCCGCGTTTTTGGACGGCAGATACACGCTGCTCGATCCGAGCTCACCTGAGGCGAGATTGCTTGCAACGGTGTTGGCGTTCCGCGGCGACGGCGCCGGCGGAGGATAGGCCGTGCCGACGACGGCGAGCGCGGTGGGCCTGCCGTTTACCCAGGCGATAGAGTTCTTCCGCCAGAAAACCAATATGCCGACCAAGCATTGGACGGCGGTGATGGACGAAGCGCATGCGCGCAGCTTTGCTGTGGCGGGGGCGGCGAGCCAGAGCCTGGTGCAGGATTTCCGGGAGGCGGTGGACAAGGCGATAAGCCAGGGCACCACGATGAAGGAATTCAGGAAAGAGTTCGATAACATCGTGGCCAAGCATGGCTGGAGCCATACCGGCACGGCGGATTGGCGGGCGCGGATTATCTACGAGACGAATTTGCGCACGGCGTTTGCGGCGGGGCGGTACGCGCAGCAGACCAACCCGGATGTGCTGGCGGCGTTCCCGTACTGGGAATATCTGCATGTGGATTGCCCGCACCCGAGGCTGCAGCATCTGGCGTGGAGCGGCACGGTGCTGCGGGCGGATGACCCGTGGTGGAACACGAATTACCCGCCGAATGGCTGGCGGTGCCATTGCATTGTGGCGAGCCTGGGCGCGCGGCAGCTGGCAAAACGCGGGATGAGCGGGCCGGACCAGGCCCCGGATTTGAACTGGCAAACCTATACCGACCGCACCACCGGCGTGGTGACGCAATACCCGGCCGGGGTTGACCCCGGCTTTGCCTATAACCCGGGCAAGGCGTGGGCGGATAAAACGCCGCAGCCGGTGCGCACGCCGCGCGTGCGGGCGGATGGGCCGCCGCCGCCGGTGCTGGCGCCGCTTGGCGCGACGGCGGTGCCGGGCGATGTGCTGAAGGCGTTTATCGCCAAGCCCGCCGGCGCTGTGCAGGTGGGCATGCTGGACGCGGCATCGATCCGGCATTTGGCGACGCGCAGCGCGCATGTGCTGCTCTCCGACGAGACGCTCGTTAAGCAGATGAAACACCACCCGGAATTTAAAGGTGAGGATTACGAGGGGTTGGATGACGTGCTGAAGACGCCGCTGCTGGTGGTGACGGCGGGACGGCCGGGGCAGCTATGGATTTACGGCGAGGTTGGCGGCCAGATGGTGCGGCTGGCCGTGAAGCGGACGCGTGACCGGCGAGAGACGTATTTGGTGAGCGCGCACCGGATTGGCCGCGACTCCTTCCACCGCCAGTTGCTGCAGGCGTATGTGCTCGCGGGCTCGGCCACGGCGGTTGAGAAGAACTTGGAGTGATTGGTGCGCCGGTGGGACTATCACCCCCACATCGCGCTCCGGCCCTTTGCAGGACCGTGCTACGGCAGATATCACCGTGTCTCGGCGCACCTGGTGGCGGTTATAGGCCGGAATTGATGAGGATGCCAGCGTTATGGGGCTGACCTACACCGTTGAGTTTGACGATGCGGCGGTGACCGGCGCGCTGGACCGGCTGGCGGCTTTGGGCGTGGCGCCAGAGGGGCTGCTGACGATCCTTGGGGATTACGGCCGGGATTCGACCAGGCGGCGCTGGCTGACGCAGAGCGCGCCTGACGGCACGCCATGGGCCGGGTTGAGCGCGGGCTATGCGCTGCTGAAACCGGCGAATAAGGGGATTTTGTATTTGAGTGGGGCGCTGGAGAACAGCCAGACCTACCTTGTGGGCATAAACGCGGTGAGCTGGGGGAGCCGAATGCCTTACGCGGCGGTGCACCAGTTTGGCGCGACGATTAAGCCGAAGACGGCGAAGGCGCTGGTATTCCGGCTCGGCGTTGGGGGGATGCATGAGGTGTTCGCGCAATCGGTGACGATCCCAGCGCGGCCGTATTTAGGGATTAGTGCGGAGGACGCGCTCGAGATCCCCGAGCTTGCGCGCGATTACATGCAGCGGGTGTTGCTGGGGGGCTAAAAGCCAGAAAACCGGGGTTTGGACGCGCGGAGAGACATGCGCGGGTGGCACCAAGTTTTAAGGCCGGTTTAAGTCCGTTTAAGTCTAGTGCCAGCGGGTTTTCGGCCTGAGAACGGCCCATCGCCGCGGCGGCGCGCAGGGCGGCTTATTTGGGCTTCCTAGGGCCGGTGAACGGGGATAGGGTTGGGAGCTGGAATTGGCGTGGCAACCGCTGGTGGCTGACATATGTCAGCGTGCGGCCATGGTTTGGCTCCGGCACTGTCCGCCCATGGACGTTTCCTCCTATTCAACTTTACTCCCGGCGGGTGCTGAGCCCCCGAAATGGGTGCAATTGCTGCCCGCCGGGGTTTTTTCGGGTGTGGATGGGCGCGGGCCATGGTGCGTGCGGAACGCGCAGGCGGTGATCGACGCCTCGATGGCGGGCGGCAAGCTGCCGATTGACGAGAACCACAGCACGGATTTGGCGGTTGCCTCCGGCGCGCCGGCGCCGGCGCGCGGCTGGATTATTGCCATGCAGGCGCGGGCGGATGGGATTTGGGGCGAGGTTGAGTGGACCAATACCGGCAACGCCATAATGACCGACAAGCAATACAAGGGCATCAGCCCGGTTTTTAATTACGACAAGAAGGACGGGGCCGTACTGAATATCATGCGTGCCGCGCTCACGAACAATCCGAACTTGACTCAGCTCGCCTCACTTAACGCCGCAAACAAAGAGGGCCAGATGGATAAAAAATTGGTGTGCACCGCGCTCGGCATTGCCGAGACGGTGGATGATGCCGCCGTGCTGACGGCGCTGAACAATGCGGTGGCGAATGCGACCGCGTTGAACGCCGCGCAGGCGGAGGTGACCAGCCTGAAGGCGAAGCTCACGGCGCTGGAGACGACATCCGTGCCGGCGGCGAAGGTGGTGGAGCTGGAGACGGCGCTGAACACCATGAAGGCCGATATGGCGCACGAGAAGGCGGTGGCCTTTGTGGATGGCGCGATTAAGGCCGGCAAGCCGATCAACGCCTCGCGGGATGTTTACATCTCGATGCATGTGGAGAACCCGGCGCAGACCGAGAAGTTGGTGAACAAGCTGCCCTCGATCAACGCCGCGAAGGCTGCGGGGAAGATCGTCACCGCGATGAATGATCCGCAGGATGGCGACATGAGTGCGGAGGACATGGCGATCTGTGCGAAGATGAACGTGGATCCCACCAAGCTCCGTGACTATCGGAAACAAAATGCAGCGAAAGGGAGTGCGGCGTAATGGCGCTGGCAAAAAATATCGCGGTCTCGCGCCGTGGCCCGCGGCGGGGCGATTCGTTTGTCTACCCGGCCGCGCCGAATGAGGTGATTTACACCGGCGGTTTGTTCGGGGTGAATGCTGCAGGCCAGGCGGTGCGCATCCAGACCAGCGGGATCGTCGCATTTGTCGGCATCGCCGATAACGGCGTCAACAATGTGGGCAATGCCGCCGCCGGGCCGAACGTTGTGGGGTTGAATGATACCTACGCGCTCACCGTGCCCGGCGCCACGTTCGCCAATATCAACCAGCCGGTCTATGCGACCGACGATAACACGCTGACGCTGACGGCGCCGAGTACAGGCTTCGAAGGTAAGATCGGCTGGCTCGTCGGGATCGAGAACGGCCAAACCTATGTCGAAGTGAAGGGGCATTAACCGATGGAAATTACCTTTCCGGCGCTGCAGAGTATCAATGAAATCGTCACGATGGCCTATAACAGTCAGCTTTATGCGGCTGCGAGCCTGTGGAAGAATTTTGCGATGGAGGTGCCTTCCACGGGTGCTGCCAACGTGTATCCGCGGCTCGACATGCTGCCTGGCTTGCGTGAATGGGTCGGCGAGCGTGTGGTCAATTCGCTCACCCAAGAGACCTTCCAGATCTGGAACAAGAAGTACGAGGAGACCATCGGTATCAAGCGTACCGATATCGAGGATGATCAGTTCGGGCTGCTGAGCGTTGCGGCGTCGCAGCTCGGCGAGGATGCCGGGCAGTTGCCCGATTTGCTGGTGGCCGAGCTGTTCAAGAATGGCGTATCGACCCAATGGGTGGATGGGCAGGATTTCTTCTCGGCCAGCCATGTCGCGTTCCCGAATACCAGCCGCACGGACATCAACTCCAACTATCAATCTGGCGGCTCGACCAGCTGGTACCTGATCGATAACAGCAGGGTTCTGAAACCGTTCATCTTCCAGCCGCGGCGCCCGTTCACGCTGGTTCCGCGCACCTCGCTGACGGACCCCAGCGTGTTCGACAATGATGAGTTCCTTTGGGGCACCGATGGGCGCTGCGCCGCCGGCTATGGGCTCTACCAGCTCATCTACCGCTCGGATGCGGAGCTGAACCTCGCCAATCTGACGGCCGCTCGGGCCGCCATGGCGGCGTGGAAGCGGCCGAACGGCGCGCCGATGGGCATCACGCCGACCCAGCTGGTGGTGCCGACATCGCTGTTCCCGGTGGCGAAGGCCTATGAGCTGAACGATTTCGATCCGCAACAGCTCTCCAACCTGACGCCGAACACTTTCAAGGGCCTCTCCAAAGCCGTCGAGAACGTCTGGCTCAACTAATGCCAAGGGGCGCGTACCGCGGAGAGCGGTGAGCCCGGAGAGCCCCGGCCAAAAGGCCGGGGCCGTTTTTCCCGAAACTTTTTACCCAGCAGGATGCCATGAAGAAGCAGATTGTGGTTACCAATGCCTCCGCCATTCCGCGCCCCTGCGCGGGCACGATTTTCAAAGGCACCGAGGCCTTTGCCGCCGACCATTTTACGGCCGAGCAGCTGAAGGCGATTGCGGCCGACCGGCTGCTGACGGTGGTGATCGGCGAAATTCTGACCGCCGATGAGGTGGATGGGTTCCTCGCCTCGGCCGAGCCGAAGGCGGCGAAGGCGAAGGGCTAGTTATTCATGGCCTATGCCAGCATCGCGGATATGGTTTTGCGGTATGGCAATAACGAAATTGCCCGCGCCTCCACGCCGGATGGGGTGGATGTGGGGCAGATTGTGCCGGAGCCGGTGGTGGCGGCGCTGGAGGATGCCTCGGCCGTGATCGACGGGTATTTGCGCAAGCGCTACCGGGTGCCGCTGGACGTGGCGCCGACGGAGGTGCAGCTCGCCTGCTGCCGGCTGGCGCGATACTCGCTGAGCACCGGCGGAGAGCGCCAGCCCGCCGAGCAGACGCAAAAGGACCAGGAGGCCACGATGCGCTGGCTGAAGGATATCAGCCTAGGGCATGTGCTGCTGGATTTGCAGGAAGTGGCGGTGGGCCAGGAGAGCTTTGCGGCGGTGCATAGCCGGCGCGACAGGCTCTCCGACCGGGCGGATGAGCTTGGCATGTATGACGGGTATGGCGGCGGGTTTTGGGGCGGCCCGATATGAGCGGCGCGATTACGCAGATTGTGCCGGGCCGCCTGGTGCTGCAATACCAGGCGATTTTGGCGCGGCTGGCGCTGGTGTTTCCGGCCACGAAATTCCAGACCCGGATGTTGCCGCCAAAAATTGATAAATCGGTATGGAAGACACTGACCCAGGGCAACCAGCCGTTTTTGGGGCTTGGGTTCAAAGGGTTCGTGAACCAGAAACGCGAGGCATCCGAGCTCGCGGTGTTTGCGAGCTGGACGCTGCTGGTGGCGGTGCGCGCGAGCGGGACGGTGGAGACGCGGTATCTGGGCGACACGCTGAGCGTGGGGCTGCTGACGCTGGCGCCAATTGCGGCGGCGCTGCTGCATGGCTGGACGATAAACCACGCCGGCACGCTGCTGGTGACCGGCATGACGCATGTGGCGGCCGATGAATGGACCGATGACCAGGCGATTATGCAGATCGATTTTGTTGTGCCGATGACGCTGAATTTCGGCAGCGTGATGGATGTAAGCGATGTCGGGTTTTTTCAGACATTGGCCGAGACGTGGCAGGTGACACCGGATGGCACGCTGACCGCGACCTATACCTCAGAATGGGACAACCCGAATGCCGCACCATAAATTTCCCAAAGTGTTCGTGAAGCCAGGTGAGGGGCGGCGCGTGCCGCTGCCGCTGCCGGGCCGGCTTGGCAGCGTGCCCGCGGCAGGGCGGATGGTGGCGAAGGATTTTGCGATCCAGCGGCTGATCCGCAACGGCGATTTGGTGGTGGGCGCGCCGCCGGCGGCAGCACCCGAGACGCCGGCGCCGGCGCCGGCGCCGGCGGCGGAGGCCGCGGCGGCAACCCAGAAAGTGAAAGGCTAAGCCATGTCCGGGACCGATACCAACGCCGCCGTGATCAACTTCACCGAAATCCCCAATAATTGGCGGGTTCCTGGTGAGTACATGGAGGTGAAGCCCGCGATTAACGAAAACGCGATCCTGCCGTTCCCGGCCAATGGGCTGATCATGGGGCAGATGCTGAGCAGCGGGACGGCTACCGCCGGCGTGCCGTACCCGATTTATACCGGGCCGCAGGCTTACGCGCTGTTCGGTCAGGGCTCGATGGTGGCGGAGATGTGCGTGAGCTGGATTGCGGCGAACCCGTACACGCCGCTCAACGCCATCGGCATCGAGGACGCGGCCGAGAGCGTGGCGGCGACGGGTGCCTGGGCGTTCTCGGGTGTCGCGACGGCGGCCGGCACGCTGGCGGCGGAGTTTGCCGGGGTGCGGGTGGTGGCCGGCGTTGAGATTGGCGATACGGCGGCGGAGGTGGCGGCGAATTTGGCCGCCGCGATCGGCCAGCAGGGCAGCAACGGCACCGCGACAATCCCGGGCATGGCGGTGGAATATACCGCGGGTGCGAGCAGTTTCACGATGGCGGCGCTGAACAAAGGCACGCTCGGCAATACGCTCGATATGCGGATCAACCCGCTGCCGGGCGATGCGACGCCGGCGGGGATTAGCGTGACGATTACGCCGATGAGCGGCGGGGCGACGGACCCGGAAGAGACGATCTCCACCGCGCTCGCGAGCCTCACCAATACCTGGTACACCGATGTGGCGTTCGCCTGGACCGATGGCGCCAATATCGGCACGTTCGCCGCCTGGTTGACCGCGCGCTACGGCGCGATGGTGAAGCAGGATGCGCAGGGCTATGTGGCCGAGAGTGGCACCTATGGCACGCTGCTGACCTTCCAGCCGAACTGCAAGTTCATCACGCCGCTGCCGGTGCAGAATTCGCGCAGCCCGGCCTGGAAGATTGCGGCGGGGCTGGCCGGTGCGTGCTGCTATTCCAGCGCGCAGAACCCGGCGCTGCAGATGAAGACGGTGCCGCTGCCCGGGATTGTGGCGCCTGCTGAGCCGGATTTGTTCACCCAGGATGAGCGCCAGACGCTGCTGACGGAGGGTTTTTCCACCTTCACCACCGATTCCTCGGGCGCGTTTTATTTGGAGCGCGTGACCACGAGCTACCGGAGCGATGCCGGTGGTATTCCGAACAACGCGTATTTCGACCTTCAGGCAACGAAGATCCCGACCCGGGTGCGCTATGACTGGAACAACTACGTGGCCGAGACCTGGCCGCGCAACCCGCTGGCCGATGATGGCTCGCCGGCGGCGCAGCTGAACCCGAATTGCGTGACGCCGAGCCTGCTGATGGCGCATTGGGCTGGGCGCAGCAATGTGTACGAGACCGCGGGCTGGATCCAGAACTCGGCGGCGACGGCGGCGAAGGCGAGCTTCGCGATCGACTCCAATGATGGCGACCGGGTGAACGATGTGCTGGTGATCCAGAACATGGGGAACCTCATGGTGCTGGCGGGCCAGCTGCAATTCATCTCCAACAATTGAGGTAGGCCATGTCCGGCACGACACAAGGAACCGCGCAATCCCTTGGTATTTTGAAGGCGACCTGGGGGAGCCAGCCGCTCGCGATTGATACCAAGAGCTCGAAATTCACGCTTGGCGGCCCGGTTTATACGGCGGTGGTGGCCGGCACGCAGATTACCCAGGCGCAGGGCTATATGGCGCCGGATATCATGATGGCGTTCCCGCTCAACAAGGGCATGTCGATCGCGAGCCTGAAGGCGCTGAACGGGCAGACCTTGGTGCTGACCGCCGATAGCGGCCAGACCTATACGTTCAACGGCGCGTTTATCGTGGGCGACGTGAACACCAAGGCCGGGGCGGGCAGCAATGTGAGCGTGAAAATGTCCGGCCAGGCGGCGCTTGAAGTGGTGCCCTCCGCATGACCGGCATGAGCGTGGAGGTGCGTGAGGTGGGCGATTTGGCGGATGAGGATTTGCCGGTGCTGGGCGCGCCGTTGAGTGCTGCGGCGCCGGCGGTGGTGGCGGCGGCGGAATTGCCGCGCGACTGGCCGGCGGGGGCCGTGCTGCAGGCGGATGGCAGCGTGATTTATACGCTGGCCTACCCTTTCACGTGCCGGTACCGCGACCAGGCCGGGGTTGTGCATAACGACCCGCCGGTGAAGACGCTGCATTTGCAGCGGCTGAAGGGGCGGCACCGCAAGGAGCTGAGTGACGCGGCGAAGGGTGATGATTTCCGGGCGCAGATGATTGCGAGCTCGGCCCGGGTGGATTTGGCCAAGGCCATGCTGTGGCATAACGAGATGGACGAGGCGGATATTGCCGCGGTGCTGCGGGTGGTGGGTTTTTTTATGAGGCCTGGCCTGCAGACTGGGAGCTGATCCTGGGCGCCCTGGCCAGGACGTACCATTGGGCGCCGGATATCATCCTCGATTTTGATTTGGCCGATGTGGTGTTTTGGCTGCGGGCGGCGGTGCCGAAGAGGGAGGGGTAGATGGCTGATGATTTAGTCGCGTCCCTTACCCTTGAGCTGCGCAATGAAATGGATGGCGGGATTGACGCCATTAAAGCCGAGTTCGGCGGCCTGGGTGAGACGCTGGCCGGCATACGCGACGCGCTTGGCGAGCTGAGCGGCGTGCTGGCGGAATTGCGGGCGCCAACGGGGTTGAGCGATGGCATGGCGGGCGTGGCGAGCGAGACAAGCTCTGCGATTACCGAAGTCGAGAAACTCGGCATCGCGATTGATGAGGACGCCGCCAAGCTGCGCGAGATGTACGCGGCGGCGGGGCAATGGGGGCAGTTTGGGATTGCACCCGCGGCGGTTGATGCGGGTGACCCGAACAGGCCGGCGTTTATCCCGCCTGGCTATGGCGGCGGCGGTGATGAGCCGCCGCGGCCTGCGGAGCCGCCGCGCCCTGATGAGCCGCCCAGGCCGCGCGAGAACGGGTTTTATGGCGGGGCCGGAGATGTTGGTACGCATTTGGTGATGGCGGGCGTTGAGGCCAGCCTGGCGGATGACGCGGCCAAGCAATACGCGGAATTTTCCTCCGTGCTGTACCAGACGGCGATTAAGGAAGGGTTTGGGCCTGACAAGGCGCAGGCCGAGGTGCAGCGGTTGACCAGCATGATCGACAGCCTGGCGCTGGAGACCGGCGGCTCCAGCCAGGAGCTGGCCGAGGCGTATTACTGGCTGGTGACCACTGGAATGAACAAGGCGCTGATCAACCAGGTGATGCCTAGCCTGGCAAAGGACGCAACGGCGTACAACAATGATCCGATCGAGGATGCGCAGAGCGTTTATTCGTTGAATGGCGTACTCGGCGTGCCGGCCGATCAGATTGGGCGCGCACTCTCGATCCTCTCGGTTGCGGCGAGCAAAGAGGGGCATTTCTCGATCAGTGATTTCGGGAATTATTTGCCTGGGCTGGCATCCGGGCTCGATCTACTCGGCGATACCGGCATTAAGGGCGAGACAGATATTGCGGCGGCGCTGGAAGCGAGCCGGAAAGATGCAGGCACGTCTGAGGTTGATGCGATCGACTTGCAGGATCTGATCAGCTATCTCGCATCCCCGATCGCGGGTCGGTTTTTTGACCGGACGCAACGCTCGAAAGATTTGTTGGGCAAGGGCACGCTAGACCTGTTCAAGAAATATCATATCCCGGACATCGATATCCCTGCCTATCTCGACGCCAAGGAGGCGAAGGGCGAGGACGCGTTCGACTCGATGATGGATTTGGCGGCGTGGATCAACCAGGAGCTGCCGGCGAGCGCCACGGGGACGGATAGGGAGACGATTTACCGCTCGCTGTTCCATAACCAGCAGGCGGCCTCTGCCGCGATGGCGATTAGCCAGAATTACGGTGTTTTCAAGGCCGATGAAAATCAGCTGATGAGTGTCGGCGACGGCCAGGTGCAGACGGATTTTAAGACCGCGATAGGGTCGCCGACCGGGCAGCTCAATATTTACCAGGAGACGCTGGTGCAGCTCGAGCGCGAGCTGGGCCAGGATGTGCTGCCGTCGCTGGTGGCGCTCGGGATTGCCGCGCATTTGGCGTTTGAGGCGCTGAATGAGATCGGCACGTTGTACTCGAATTATTTTGCCAAGCCGGTGGGTGAAGCGATTGGCACCCAGGCGGCTTATGTTGCGCATGAGTTTGCGCAGCACCCGAACGGGGCGCAGCGCTCGCGGTTTGGGTATAACGAGCCGATGCAGATCCATATCAAGGTGGATGGCGCGGGGAATGTGATCTCGGCCTCGGGCAATTCGCCGCCCGGGACATCGGTGCGGGTGAACCAGGGCCAGGTGCTGGGGGCGCCCTGATGGTCGATATCGTCGGGCTGTTTAATAATCTGCTGACGGCGACGATCGGCGGGGTGCCGTTCTCGGTGATCGATACCAGCACCCAGGACGGGCGGCGGGTGCAGCAATTCTGGTTCCCCGGCATCGATGACGCGAGCTACCAGGACCTGGGCGCGCAGGCCGGGCCGGTTGCGCTGCGGGGCTTGCTGTATGGCGAGGATTATCTGGCGCAGGTGAGCCTGCTTCGCGCGGTGTTCAGCGCGGCCGGGCCGTACACGCTGGTGCACCCGTGGCTTGGCAAGATGCAGGTGATTTTGCCGCCGGGCCAGAGCTTGCGCGTGACGCTTACCTCCCAGGAGCTGCTGATCGCGCGGTTTGAGGTGACGCTGCAGCCCTACGCACCCAGTGCCGGCGCGGGGCTGGATACGCTGAGCAAGCTCGAAACGCAGCTGGCGGCGGTGACGGCGGATGCGGAAAACTGGCTGGCCGGGGTGATACAGCCGGCGGTGGGGTTTTTGGGCGCGTTTTCGTACCTGCAGAGCTGGCTGACGGGGCTTTCTACCACGCTGACATCGGCGATGGCGGTGACACCTTCCGCCGCGACGATACAGGGGGCGGCGCAGAGTGCGGTGGCCGCGCTGAGCGCGCCGGTGGCGGCGATTACGACCGCATTTGGGAGCAACCTTGCCAACACGCTGGGGCTGGCGGTGGCGGCGATATCCGGTGCCGCGACGCCGGGCGTGCCAAGTGCGGTGGCATCTGGCGGGACGACGACAGCGGCTGCTGCCGCAGACCCTACAGATGTGACCAACACGCTGCTGGCGGCGATTCCGGGTGTGGCGGCGGGAGCGGCGAACCCGAGCCCCGGGCCGGCACTGGCGGCGGGGATGCAGGCGCTGCTGGTGGCGGGTGCGGTGCAGGCGGCGAGCAATATTAGCTATGCGAGCCAGCAAGACGCGATTGCGATGGGGGCGACGCTGTATGCCGCGATTGACCAGGTGACGATTGTGGCGGCGGTTGCGGCGGCGCGCGACCCGCTGAACGCGGCCCCGGTTTGGCGGGATTTGGTGGCGCTTAAGGCCGCCTTAGCGGCGGATTTGAACGCCGCGATCGGCCGGTTGCCGCCGGTGGTTACTTTAAAAACCAAAAGCGTGATAAGCGCCTGGGCGCTGGCACAATATGTCTCCGGCGATATGCCGGGGCAGGTGTACGCGACCTACCAGGACATTATCGCGCGCAACCAGGTGTTTCACCCGGCTTTGGTGCCGGCGGGGAATGTAGAGGTGCTCGATGTCTCGCCCTGAGACCGCGGTGAGCAAAGGGCTGGTGCGGCCGCTGTTTGAGATCGATGGCCGCGATGAGGCGGCGGCCGAGAAGATAAAGGCGCTGCTGGCGGCGTGCGCGGCGGCGAAACTGCGCGAGCGACTCGAGGCTGCCTCCGATTCGGCGCCGGCCGCATGAGCGGCGAGTTGAACAATGCGGCGGCTACGACCAGGCGCGTGGTGCTGCGGGTGGGCGGCCTGGCACTCAGCCGGTTTTCCGCCGTGCAGGTGTGCCGGAATTTGCGGGATATCGCGGGGAGTTTTTCCGTGACCTATCGCGATTCCGGGCGCGAGGCGTTGAGCTTTGACCCGGACCTCGACCCGCTGCCGCATTTCCCGAGCGTGCTGGCGGGGCAGGCCTGCATAGTGGAGATTGACGGTACGCAGGTGCTGAACGGGTATATCGATGAGGTGGATGCGAGCTGGGGTGCGAACGCGCTGAACTGCACGATCACCGGGCGGGACAAGACAGGCGACCTGGTGGATTGCGCGGCGAGCCCGGGCGGCCCGGTGGAGTGGCGGAATGTGAGCCCGCTGCAGGTGGCGCAGATCATCGCCAAGCCGTTCGGGATTTCGGCGGTGGCGGATGTGGATGTGGGCGGGGTGTTCCCGCTATTTGGCATCGATGCTGATGAGCTGGCTTTGAGCGCGATTGAGAAAGCCTGCCGGCAGGCGGCGTTACTTGTCACATCAAACGGTGTGGGCGGCCTGGTGCTGACGCGGGGCGGGAGCAGCCGCGCGCCGGCGCCCTTGCAGCGGCCGGGGAATATCCAGGATGGCGGGTTGAAGGCGAGCTGGGCGCAACGATTCTCGGATTATTACGTGCTCGGCCAGACCAGCAAGAGCGTGAAGCGCACGGTGAGCGAGCCGCTGATGAGCGTGTTCACCGACCCGACGACCGGGACTGAGTACCCGATTGAGACGAGCCAGGACGCGACGGTGGATGAGAGCGTGAGCACGCTGATGACCGGGCACGCGGTGGACCCGGAGATTACGCGCTACCGCCCGAGCGTGCGAATGGTGAAAACCCAGAGCGGCACCGCGAGCGTGACCGAGCAGGCTTATTGGGGCTTAAGGGTGGCGAAGGGCATGGGCACCACGCTCGCGTATAAGGTGCTGGACTGGCGGGCGGGGCCGGATAATGCGCTGTGGCTGCCGAACGCCTTGAGCAAGGTGACGGACCCGTTTGTGGGGCTGGATAAGGACATGCTGATCTCCGGCGTGACCTATTGCTATGACGGGCAAGGCGAATACACGCAGCTCGAGCTTGCGGGGCGCACGGCGTTCGACCGGATTAACGAGGCGGCGGATGACCCGCGCTATATCCAGAGCCGCAAGCCGCGCAGCTTTGGCCCGACCCGGAACGGCTGAGGAGGCTGGCGGATGAAGCATTTGGAGCAGGGCTGGCGGCAGATGGTGAGTGCCATACGCAACGCGGCGGCCGAGGCGATTGTGACGCTGCTGAACGATAGCGGCGGCGCGCAGCTGTTGAATTTGACCACGGCGACGGGTGCGCAGCGCGCCGATGTGGAGGTGATGTGGCCGTGGGGATTTTCCGCCTTGCCGCCAGTTGATGGGATGATCACGCTGGTGTTTGCGGTGGGCGGGGACCCGGCGAATTTGCGGGCACTGCCGCCCAGCAACCCTTCCGCCAGGTTTGGGAATTTGGCGGTGGGTGAGGCGGTTTTGTACGGCGCGGATGGCAGCCGCGTGCATGTGCGCGACGGCGGGATTGTGGATATTTGGGGGGGTGCCCAAGTGAATGTGCACACCAAGAGCTGCACGATCAACGCGCCCAACGGGTGCGTGGTAAACGGCAATGTGACAGTGGAGGGGAATTTGACGGCGAGCGGTGATGTGTCTGATAGTCATGGCAGTTTGAACCGGCTGCGCGAGCATTATAACGAGCACAGCCATGCCGCGAACGGCGCGCCGCCGACCCCGCAAGACCCTGAGTGAGACGCGCGCCGGCTGACATATGTCAGCGTGCGGGGTGGGTTTAAGCGAAGCAGAGTGCTCCCGGAATTCGAGGGAGCCTGCTGATGCCTTATAATTTTGATGCGATGGATGGCGGCGAGCGGGCGCCGAATAATCTTTTGGGTTTTTACGGCGCGCAGGGGCTCAGTAATACCGACCCTTCCATCGGCATCGGGCTGGAGAGCACCACGGGGAAATATTTTTTTTCCTGTGGCACCTCTTTGCGCAACTGGGTGTGGTATCCCCTTAAAGGGACACTTGCTATTTTAACAAATTTCTGGGGCGTGCTTTTTAAGTTCGTCGGCGGTGCAAGCGATGTGCAAAGCATCAATTTTTGCACCGCGAGCGGCAAAAACCAGCTGACGGTACAGTTCAACCTCAATGGCTCGCTCTCGCTGCTTTCAGGCGGCGAGGTGCTCGCGACCTCGGCCGCGGGCACGGTGTATGCTGGGATGATTGCGTTCCTGGATGTGCTGTTCAACGTTTCCGCCTCTGCCTCCACGATCGTGGTGCGGTTGAACGGACAGGCGGTGCCGGCGTTGAGCCTGACGGGGCAAAATACCGAGTTCGATACAACCACCCCGGCAGTGACCTATGTGAGCTGTGCCATATCGGCCGGCGGTTTGGCGTTGCGTGATTTTTATGTGCATGACGGCACCGGGCCGGCGCCGTTCAACGCGCTGATCGGCCCTTCGGGCTGTGTGGCGCTGACGGTGGCGAGCCAGGTGAGTGCGGCGTTTACGCCGGAGGGCGGCGCCACCAATTTGGCGAATGCGAGCCAAATTCCGCCGAACCCGCTGGTGGATTACAATGCGGGATCCACGGTGGGGCAGGCCGACCGCTACGGCATCGAGGCGCTGCCCAGCAATGTGCTCGAGGTGATTGCGCTCTCACCCTGGGATTACTCCTACCGGACCGATACGGCCGGCACGCGGGCGCTGCAAAAGACGCTGATTTTGGGCACTGAAAGCGTGGTGGGGACGGAGAATTACCTCAACGCCTCGCCCACACTCAACCAGGACCCCTGGATTGTGACCGATGTGACCACGGGGAATACGCTGTACTCGGAGGGCACCGGCGCGATTACGGTAGTGAACGGCGCCAACCTTGAATATGCGGTCGCCGCCTGATGACGCAGGCCGCTGTTGGCCAGGCTGGGGTTAGCGCCGCGCTGGTGAACACAGCCGATGCGGGTGTGGCGCAGGCGGGCTTGCTGGCGGTGACTCAGCGCGCCGCGGACGTGGCGGTGGCGGGTGCCGGCGTGCTGGCGACGGGCCAGACGCATGCCAAGGCGGCGGTGGCGGGTGCAGGGGTGATGGTGTTCGCGAAGTTCAAGCAGCCTTACGCCGTGGGCGGTGCCGGGCTGCTGGCGTTTGAGCGCAACCAGGCCGGGGCCGCGGTGGCGGGTGCGGGGGTGAATGCGTTGCTCACCACCGAGGCGGCGGCGGCCGTGGCGGCGGCGGGGGTGATGGCGTTTGTGCAGTTTGTGCCGCCGCCCTCCGCCCCGCCGGCGGTGGCGCCGCCGGCGCGGGTGCCGGGCGCGCCGGTGGACGTGATGCTGGCCTTTAACCCGGCCTTGGGTTGCTGCGACGTGGTGTTTAACGGCACCGATTTTGCGCTGGATACGACGCAGGCGAGTGCGGTGCTATTCAGCCTGCTTGCGAACCGGCGGGCGAGTGCCGATGACATTTTGCCGACCCCGGTGCCGGATTGGCAGGCGCCGCAGAGCTTTTTTGCGCGGCAGGGCTACCCGGGCGACGCGTTGAGCCCGAGCGGTACATTCACGGGCAGCAAGCTTTGGCTGTACGAGCGCTCTCTCGCCAATGAGGCCACGCGCCAGGGGGTTGAGGCGGCAGTGGCGGATGCGGTGGGCTGGATTGAGAGCGTGCGGGGCAACGCCGTGCAGGTGTTGGTGCGCTATATTGCGCCGCAGCTTTTGGGCTACCGGGTGCGGATTGGAAAAACGATCATCTCGCTCACCAAGGCGCTCGACAGTTGAGCTGGCCGGTACCAGCGCCGGGGGATATCGCGAACCGGGCGGCGGCGGTTTACGAGCAGGCGCTGCCTGGGATTGACGCGCGCAGCGATAACACGGTGGCGACCACGAATACCCGCATCACCGAAATGGCGATGCAGGATTTGTATTTTGACCAGGCCAATTGCGCCAATGAGACGATGCCCGACACGGCGGTGGCGAATTTGCCGCGCCACGCGGCGATTTGGGGCGTGCCGCGCGTGCCGGCCTCCGCCGCCGCGGGGAATATTGTTGTGAGCGCGTCAAGCGGGCAGAGCGTGCCGGCGGGGCTGATGATTACCTCCAATGCGGGGCAGACATACACCACCATTGCCGCGGTGACGGCGGGCAGCGGCAATAGCGCGATTGTGCCGGTGCAGGCGACCAGCACGGGCGCCGCGGGGAATTTGGCGGCGAATGCGCCGGTGACGATTATGACGCCGAACGGCGCGTTGCTGAGCCAGAGTGCCGTGGTGGATGGCAGCGGGCTGACGGGTGGCGCGGATATCCAGAGCCTCGCGGCGTGGCGGGCGGCGATCATCGCGAAGATCCAGGACGAGCCGAGCGGCGGCGATTTCCGGGATTATGTGGACTGGACGATGGCGGCGTTGCCGAACGTGGCGCTGGCGGCCTGCCCGGCTGGGGCCTGCGGCGGCGGGGTGGTGAGCGTGGTTTTTCTGATGGCGGGGTTTGTGCCGCCGACCGAAGAGCAGATTGCGGTGGTGGCTGCGTATATCGCCACCAGGCGGCCGGTGACGGCGACGGTTAATGTTTATGCCGGCACGCTGAAGCCGGTGCCGGTGACACTGCATGTGAGCCCGAACACCGCTGCGATCCAGGCGGCGGCGCAGGCGGCTTTGGCGCTCAGTTTCCAGCAGGATGCGGCGATTGGCGGCACGACCTATGTCAGCCGGCTGGATAATGCGATCAGCGCGTCGGATGGGGAGTATTACCACGAGCTGGTGACGCCGGCGGCGGATGTGCCGGCTCCCAGCCTGTTTGCCCTGAACACGCTTGGGCCGGTGAGCTTCGTATGAGCCGGACACCGAACGATGTGCTGAGCTATTTGCTGGGGCTGACGCCCCCGGGGCAGGTTTTGCCGCTGCGGAATTTGGACGGGGCGATGTGGCCGGTTTGGCTGCAGCCACTGGCCTCCGAGATTTCGCGGTTTGAGGGTTTGGCCGAGGAAATGCTGCTCGAGATCGACCCGCGCGAGGCGAATTATTTTTTAAGCCTGTTCGAGCAGCTGCTCGGGCCGGACCCGTATGGGCGCGACCAGCAGGCGCTGACCATCGCGCAGCGCCAGCAGCTCGCGTTTAGCCGGTACACCCAGAAATGGGGCGTGACTCCGGCGGATTTCGTGGCGTTCGCCGCGACCTTCGGGGTGAGCATTACGATTGACGAATACACGCTCACCACCTGCGATGAGAGCCGCATTGGCGACACGCTGACCTGCGCGCCGGAGCAGTTCACCTGGGTGGTGAATTTGCCGCCGGCGGTCGTGGAATACGCGACCTGCGATGCCTCAGCGATTGGCGATTACCTCGATGAATTCGAGCCGAGCCTGGTGCAGCCCGCGATCGCGGGACGGGCGCCGGCGCACACCACGGTTGTTTTTAACTATGCATAGGACCGGCTGATGTATTGGACCCTTGGCGCAAATGCCACGCCCTACACCTCGCTCACCGTGAATGGGGTGCCGCAGTTTCAGGCTGCGAACGCGGCGGCGGGTATCCCGCAGGGCACGCAGTTCACGCCCGCCTGGTTCACTGATGTGCAGGGTGAGCTGATCAATATTCCGCTCTCGGCCGGGATTGCGCCGGCGCAGAATACGCCGACCCAGGTGCTGCAGGGGCTGAGGCGGATTTTCGGCGGGAATTTCACGCTAATTGAGGCGAGCACGACGCTGACGGCTGACCAGATGGGGTTCATCGAGCTCGAGGGCAGCGGGGAAATGGTGGTGGGGCTGCCGGCGCCGGGGAACAACCTTACGCCGATGAATTGGGTGTTCAATTTCACGGAGAATGCGCAGACGCTGTTTACCGAAAGCGGCGTGTTTTTGGGGCCGAGCGGCAATTCCACCAACACGTTAAGCATTGCCGCGGGTGAGCTTTTGTTGCTGCGTGCGGACCCGGTGAATTACGTGGTGGCGGCGGTGGGTTTGAGCGCCGCGAACTTCCAGTTCACGGAATCGGGCAGCTATTGGGCGCTGACGATGCCAGACGGGTTCATTTTCCAGGGCGGCAGCGACACGATGCCGACGACGGGCACCAGCTCATCCTCCAAGGCGATCACGTTCATCGAGGCGTTTGGCACCGCGTGCCTAGGCATTGCGGCGAGCGCTGAGGGTGGATCGTATGGCGGAGCGGATTACCCGGCGATGGGGACGATTGGCGCGCCGAGCCGGTATGGCGCGACGATTCAGGCGGATAATCTCTCCAGCGGTGTGCATGATTTCACCAGCGCGGTGCCGTTCAACTTTATCGCCTGGGGGAAGTGAGCGATGACGAAATACGCGGTTTTTGACGCGACCAAGCCCGCACCGCAGAGGGTGATGGGCTGGATTGATACGAGGTTTGCCAAGCGCGCGACGATGCCGGCGGCGGCGGATTTGCTGGTGGTGAACGACGCGCAGTACGCGCAGCGCAAAACTGGTGAATGGGCGGTGAGTGCCGGCGCGCTGGTGCCCTATGTGGCGCCGGTGCCGACGCCGGCCGAGGCGCTGGCGAGCGCGCAGGCTGCGCAGGCTGCGAAGCTGCGGGCGGCGTGTGCGGCGGTGATTACTGGAGGGTTTACGTGCTCCGCGCTGGCGCCAGGGTATTTGTACGCGAGCACGGCGACGGACCAGGCGAATTTGGCGGCGGCCGCGATTGTGGCGGCAAGCGCGCCGGCCGGCTGGTCCACCCCAATTTGGTGCGAGCCCAGCCCCGGCGCTGTTTGGGAGTTTGAGGAGCATGATTCGAGCCAGGTGCAGCAAGTGCACGCGGCCTGCCAGGCGATGATTGCGGGGGCGCGGGCGCAGCTGAAGGTGTTGCTCGGCCAAATGCAGGCGGCGGCGACGCCGGCGGCCGTGGCGGCCGTGGTGTGGCCTGCCGCATGACTGTGCTGAAGCTCAAACGCGGAAGCTCGCTCATCATCACGCTGGCGGCGGCGAATGCCGATGCCTCCGCGTTCGATTGGGCAAGTGTGACGGTGACCGGGGCGGTGCGCGACCCGCGCGGCGTTCTGGTGACGGATTTGGCGCTGGAGCTGGGGCAAACCCCCGGCATGGCGACGATTACGGTGACGGATACCACCAAATGGCCCTTGGGGATGCTGAAGGCAGATTTGTTCATCACCGATGGCACGATTCAGGGCATTACGGAGACGTTCGGGATTGATGTGCGCGATTCGGTGAGTGCCGATTTGGCAGCACCTGCTTTGTATAATCCGGTGAGCGCGCCATGACGCTGCCGGCCAGCATCACGATCAGCCAGCAGGGCGTCTCAGCGCCGATTATTCTGGCGGATGGTGGCGTGCAGCCCCCGGCGGTGGCGGAGTTCTTCACCAATTTGGTGGTGGGGCAGTTTTTGCTGGGTGCCACGGTGAGCGGCGGGATGGGCGTTGCGCAAGGCGCCGGCGGGGCTGTGCCGGCGGATAACGGCACCATTGATGATGCCTATGCGTTCATCGGCGTGGCGCAGCAGGGCGGGAATGCGGGGGTGACGATCGATGTGGTGAGCTATGGCCCCGCGTCCGATTCCTCGTGGAGCTGGACGCCTTACCAGCCGGTGTTTTTGGGGGCGGCGGGGGCGCTGACCCAGGAGCCGCCGGCGGCCGGAATTTCCTTCATCATCGGGTTTGCGCTGAGTGCCACCGAGATGTTCGTGCGTCCTTTAACGTTTTATCAGCTCTAGGAGAGTGTTGTGGCTTTATCATCTGTGCAGAAGTTTTTGGGTATTATTGCGGGGATTCCGAGCCAGATTGCGGCGACGCTAGTTGGCGGCTCCGCGCAGGCTTACCAGATCCCGGCGCTGGGTTCGACCGGGCAGCTTGACCCAACGATGATGCCGACCGGCGTGGGGGCGGATACCGCCAGCCTGCCGGCGACGGAGGCGTTGGCCGCGGGTGCGATGGTGAGTGTGTGGAGCAATTCCGGCGTGACCAGCGTGCGCAACGCTGATAGCTCCGCCCCCGGCAAAACCTGCGAGGGGTTTGTGCTGGCGGCCGTCGCCTCCGGCGCTCAGGCGCTGGTGTATTTTACCGGGCTGAATACCAGCCAGACCGGGCTGACGCCGGGGGCGCTGTATTATCTCGGCTCGGTGGGGGCGATTGTTTCCACGCCGCCCTCCACCACCGGGACGGTGACGCAGCAGGTTGGCATCGCGATCAGCGCCACCGAGCTGCAATTCAACCCGCAGGCGCAGATTAACAACTAGCCTCGCGGGGGCTTTGCTATGACGATCGCGACCAAGTTTTTGGCGATAATGAACGGCGCCTTCTCGCAGTCCTCGCCGGTGACGGTGAGTGCTGGGAGCGCCTCCGCCGGCGGGATTGTGGGGCTGAATGGCTATGGGTTGCTCGACCCGTCGCTGAGTGGTGGCACGCAGGCTTTATCGGCATCGAGCTCTGTTACCGCGGCGCAATATGGCACCATTTTCAACCATACTTCTGCGGGTATTACGACGGCTTTGCCGGCGCCGACATCTCCGAACGCGGAATATATTTTCTGGAATAATTCGAGCGGCAACACGACGATCAGCACGCCGAGCGGGGTTTTTACAGGCCCGGCGGCTTATGGGTTGGGGACGTATTATTCGACCTTTACGCTGTTTCCGCAGACTGGTTTTAGGCTGGTGGCGGATGGGACGAATTGGCAGGTTTATCTGCTCAGCAGCAGTGCGGGGAGTGCGACTTATCTTTCATCCGGATCGGGGTCGATTCCGCCGTGGGCGCGGCAGTTTCGGATTTTGGGGATTGGAGGTGCGGGGTCGGGGGCTCCAGGCGGGCCTATCCCTCCCGGCGGGTCAGGATCAGGGGGTGGATCAGGCGGCACTGGGGCAAAAATTGACACTGGATGGCTTCCTGTGTCACTTCTTCCTACGCTATCATATACCACTACTGTTGGCGCAGGAGGGGCGCAAGCGCCCGCAGGGTCCACAAGCGGAAATGCAGGCTCAAATTCCACTATCACTTTTGGCTCTACTCCAACATTCGGTTTTGTTGGCGCTGTTTTTTCTCAAGCATCGCCTGGCGCAGCATCAAGCGCCTCTTCTGGCGGCTATGGTGGACTTCAAGGATCTTTTGGTTCGACTTCTGGTACTGTCGCTGGATATGGTTTTGTTGTTCAATCGGGTGTTGGTTCAAGCGCCGTGGGAGCTGCCTCCACACCTAATAATGTATCTAATGGGCCGTCTGCCGGTGGCGGAGGTGGTGGTATAGCCTCCGGAGTGTTTAAACCTGGGGCAAATGGTGCCTACTCGATTTCGTACTGGACAAACGTTTCTCCTCCGATCGGAGGCACCACTTCCGGGGCATCTGGCGGCAATGCACCAGCTAATGCTGTCTGGCCACAGGGATCAGACGGCGTTGGAGGGGGTGGAGGGGCAGGCGGCAATGGAACTGCCGGTGGCGCAGGCGGTGCTGGGAGCCAGCCAGGCGGCGGTGGCGGCGGTGGTGGGTCAGTTCTAACCGCGGCATCGACCACTCAAAGCGGTGCGGTGACGGGTGGAAACACCCTCACGGTTGCGAGTGCTTCGGGCATTACGAGTGGAATGTATATTTTTGATCATACGACGCCGAGCGCAATCACCGTCGGAACCACGATCACCATAAGCGGGACCACCGTTACAACGTCTGCCCCCGTGGCCAGTGCGAGCGGCGATACGCTTTATTTTGGAAGCTATTTGCCCGGCCCTGGTGGCGCTGGCGGCGCCGGCGCTATATTTTTGGAGTGGCAATAATGAGTGGCACGCAGCAAGTTTACAACATGGTTGCGACACAAACGCTCGCGCAGCCGGGTTTCGATCAAAATGGTGACCCGATCATGGTGACATTCAATGCCGGCGACGTGGTAAGCCGGATCGTCTGGGATGGCGTGACACCCTACACGCCGCCGGCTGGGACGGAGTTGGTTCTGGCTTCTGATTAA